CCCCCCCCCCATGCGTAACGCCGCACCCTGCGGACTTTGATTTCATCGGTCCGCGAGTTAGACCCTATTGCTGGGAACCGAGATTGACTCCCGGTTCAGATGCATTTCAGGCTCTAAGAGACCATTTGGCAATCCGGAGAGGGGTTGTCAATGGCAAGGTTGTCTTCAACCGCCCTGTGTATTCCCCCTGTTGCGACTGGTATGTCCCGCAGGCATCAATACGCACACTCACGACGCCAGTTTTCTTGGAGAAACTGTTGCGATTGTATTCTGTGCGTAGCCGAGTTGAGATTCGGCGGGAAAGTATTTACGATCTGCACACCGAGGCGTCATTGCGCCTTTTGTCTGAGATGTGCGCTGAGAAGGTACGACACGTGAGGGCTCGACGGTTGGAGAGGAGGGTTAGGTACAGCGACTATCGCATGTGTCGCGATCGGTATGGCCACTGGGTGGTAGCCGATCCGATAACTAGCTTTGGTTGCTGGGTGTCTGGATTGATTGGTGGTCATCCAGATGTTGGTCCAACGGATAGGACCAAGGGGCCTCGGGATGATGGGAAAGTCATCATCCCTTGTGCCGTACCGGCAGAGACCAACACGTTCAAGAAACGTCTTTGGCGCCTCATAAGACCGGTCCGGGTTGCGCTCGCACATTGCGCCAACCCATGCGGGTTCGACAATGGTCCATTGGATTGGTTGTTGGACGGTGCTCAAGGTCCACCTAGTGGCCTTGACCTCGATGTCACCCCAGTACGTCAAGTGTTGGGGAATCGGGAAGACATGACCAGACGAGTGGGTTATGTGACTGGGTACCGCGGAGAGGTCGATCCAGTGATTGTTCAACACCTAGTTGAAACATTCACATCGAACCAGGACGTGGATGCCTTTTGCCTCGGTAGAATGAGGCAAGTTGCGGTTGGCAAGTACGCCGAGTTACATGGTGCGCAAGCACACATGACTGACGAGGTTTTGTACAACTCAACCGCTTTGGCCGCTGCGCGGCTCAAACTCATGGTCGCCCGATCAGTCTCGTTCCAGGGATTGACAGCCGAACGTGTGAAAACGCGCATGTGGTAGGATGTCGGCAAGGAAGGCGTACTCTGTGAGGGTGTATCGCGCCTTTCTCTGCCGCTAATCGCGACTAGTTCGCACAAGTATACACCAGTGCCCCCTGACATGACGGTTGTGCAGGGCGGGGAGTATTTGGATAAGCAGATAAGATCTGGGATTATGAATGAGGATTTGACGCCGAATTTTACCGATGTCGCGTTGCGCGTGCCACCAATGACACGTTCGGTATTTGGCCCCTTTTTCCCCTTGGAGCAACTCCACATGCCTGGCCATGGGCCAGAGGAGTATCGCACCTTGGTTGGACGGATGATTGCCCTGCGGGCCCCCGAACGACCAGGTTTTTCAGAACGCTTAGCCAAACAGCAGGTGGTGGGTATTAGAGAGTTGAGACCACAGATCAATCTCTTTAAGAAGCATTTGGAAATGCACATCAATCGAAGGTCATACGAACAAGAGTATCCTGAATGGCTGTTTCAGCCACACCCGAAGCGCAAGCTTCGGCTGACGATCGCTGCTGCTGTGCAGCGGTTGGGGAATAACGATTGTGATGACGAGGCTGACGTGGACTTTAAAGGTAAGGACGACGAGCTCCTTGGAAATGGCAAGAAACGTGGCATCGCGAACATGAAGGAGTTCCGGACCGATGCCACAGCGTATGCGATCCCTAGCATTAAAGATGCTTGGGAGAAGCCATTCCAGTTAAAGAACACATTGCTTCGGTACGTGAAAAAGGCTGACAAGGTTAGTCTGGTGCAGGCTTTTAAGGAGCTTCTCGAACCGGAATTTAACCATATGAGCTTTGTGTACCATTCAGATGACTCGTGTGTGGCAGCCAATTGTGCCGATGGCGTTGTTTATTTCAACGGCGACATCAAGGCATGCGATGGCTCACACAGAACTGTCATCTTTGATAAGCTTTTCCAGTTGCTAGCGTTCACTGGCGGATTGCCTAACGCACACCACGCCCCCCTCACTCGAGCATTCAATTACTTAAAACGAGACCTGAGAGTTCGTTTCCCGAAAGATCGGAGGCAGAAAGTTAAGTACAAGTTTAAGACTATGCGGCTGTATTCCGGTAGTGTCTTAACCACATTACTTAACAATTTTGCTAACCTTTTGATCGGCATGGAATTGACTATGCTCATCCCGAACCCGGGACTAGTGACTAAGGAGCAGTTGAAGGAAGCCTATCGACAAGCGGGCGAGAATGTAGGTTACATACTCAAGATTGTCGACTGTACTGTCCCCGAGCAGTTGCAGTTTCTCAAACATTCGCCAACTTACGTTGATGGCGTGATTGTTCCCTGGGTGAGCCTTGGCACGTTTATTCGTGGCTTTGGCACGTTCGGGGGCTTTTTGCCACATCGAAAAGGAGGCTACGACGAAGCGGCTAGGTCGTTCGTCGGGGAAGTTGTTGAGGGACGCAAGAATTGGGGCAACCACGAGTTCAATGATGCATTCCATCATCTGGCCAAGCACAGACTAGTGCGTCCAAATCACCGGATTACCCGGGTACTGGACACGGACAGAGAGAAGTGCATCGGAGACGTCGGTGCGCGGGTGCCTATTGAGGCGCTTGCCCGGCGGTACCAGTGCGAACCTGTAGCGCTCAAGGAGCTCTGCCACCACATATCGAGAAGCCAACTAGGCGATCTCGTATACTTACCTGTGGTGTCGCACATCTACAACGTGGATTATGGGTAGACCAAGCGTCTGACGACCGTTATTAAGTTATCGGCACCGTCGGCGTTATGGGCTATCGAGGGCGGGGGTAACACCCCTGCCAGGGCAGAGTGCACGCAGATGTGCATCACAGTTAGCGCGAGCCGGATGCGACGCAACAAGGAGCTCACTGACAAGTTCACCATGAACTAAGATGTGGCCCCTACGATCGTCACGTCCCACACCACACGCAGCTGGAGAAAGTTGTTTCCCACCAAGAACCATGGCCTCGAGGGGGTAGGATCCCCCATAGCCGACTGTGCTTCCATGAATTCCCTCAATTCATAGCGCATCCAAACAAAACTGCCGGATCTATCATTCTCAAGTCACGTGAGGCTTGCTGGGC